AAGGTAACTTCATTGTTTGCTCTGCTGACGTAGCTTCCGCATTGGCCATGGCCGGTGTGTTGGATTATACACCTGCATTGTCTACAAACTTGAACGTTGATGATACAGGCAATACATTTGCTGGTGTTCTAAACGGTCGCTTCAAGGTGTACATTGATCCGTATTCTGCTAACCTAGGTTCTGCCAGCCAGTTCTACATGGTTGGTTACAAAGGCACTTCGCCTTATGATGCCGGTCTATTCTATTGCCCTTACGTTCCATTGCAAATGGTTCGCGCAGTTGATCCTAACAGCTTCCAGCCAAAAATTGGCTTCAAGACTCGTTACGGAATGGTTGCTAACCCCTACGTTACTACATCTAACGGTGGTGAATCCGATGCATCCATCTTCACCGCTGGTCGTAACCAATACTATCGTAAGACTAAGGTTACTAACTTGATGTAATCTAAAGCCGTCGATAAGAACGGATCCTAGCTCGCGGGCTGGGTTAAAGGGGAGCAGAAATGCTCCCTTTTTTTCGTTATAAATATTGAAAAGGAAACATAAGATGTTTACAGCAAATCTCAGTACCGTACTAAATGACATAACCAGTGTTACAACAGCCCCGGTTACAAATTACCTTAGACCGAATGCATTTCGGTTTACTATCAAAGACATTCCCGGGGTAGCATACTCATGCCAGTCAGCAAACCTACCTTCCCTGGCACTTGGATATACAACACAACCAACACCCTTTCTTGATATCCCACACGTTGGTGATAAAAATGCTTTTGGAGACTTTACCATTCGGTTTTTAATATCAGAAACTATGTCAAATTATATAGAATTATATGATTGGTTAGTGGCACTTGGCTTCCCTAACGACTATAATCAATATAGAAATTTTACTGGTGATCGGTTAAATAGATTTCCGTTCGTAAAGAATGCTAGGGGTGCCCCGGAGGCTGTAGCCTATTCTGATGGTACCCTAACTATTCTTGACAGTAATAATATTCCTAAAACTAATATAAATTTTAAGGATATGTTCCCAACATCTATTGAGGCGTTAGATTTTGATATCACCTCGTCTTCGGTGGAGTATTTCGTAGGTATAGCTTCATTTAAATATAAGTTATTTGAGATTGAAGGTTTGTAATTTTACATTTTTGGAGATTTTATGGCACAAAAGAAAATTGAATTGAGTTTGGATGAAGTTCGCAAGAACAAGTTTTTTATTGCTACACCATGTTATGGTGGTCAGCTTAATGAGCCCTACTTTAGGTCTGTAATTAAGATGATGACATTCTTTAACCAGCATCAGATCCCTCTTGCCTTTGGTACGATTGCTAATGAGTCTTTAGTTACTCGAGCAAGAAATGTGCTGCTAGCTTATTTCCTTGCATCTGATTATTCCCACTTACTCTTTATCGACGCCGATATTGAGTTTCAAACAGAAGATGTACTTAAACTATATGCACATGACAAAGATGTTGTTGTAGGTGCATATCCAAAGAAAGGTGTAGCCTGGGATAAGATTAGATCTAATCTAACTGATCCAGCTAATAAAGATAGAGAAATGTCTGACCGCGATATGGCATCGTTTGGTTCTGACTACGCTATTAACTTCCAGTTCCTTGATAAAGAGACAAAGACTATTGGAGTAGAGAACGGACTCGTTAAATTACACGATGCTGGTACAGGCTTTATGATGATTAAGAGAGAGGCTATTCTTAAGATGATTAAGGCTTATCCTGAGTTTAAGTATAATAATGACGTCAACATTAACAATGACAGTCTCAAAGATAAATTCTATGCCATGTTTGATACGATGATTGATCCGATCGATCGTAGATATCTTTCGGAAGATTATACCTTCTGTCGCCGCTGGCAAGCCATTGGTGGTGATATCTGGCTTGATCCTTCTATCTCTTTAAACCACTACGGTCATTTCTGCTTCCAGGGTAACCCCGAGGCTATTATTAACTTTAACTCCACCGCCCAACCTGACGTTCCAAAGGTAGATACTATCACACTTGATCTTCCTGATTAAGTAGTATATAATACATTATGAAATTAAGTGAACTGCAGGAAGAATGGGTAAAGGATGCCCCTATTGATCAAACAAACCTTGGTCAAGAGGCGGCAAGGGTGCCCACCCTTCATGCAAAGTATCTTTCAATTCTTTCTAAGACAAAACTTCAATTACGCAAAGCGGAGTCTGATTATCTCAACACCAGAAGAATGAAGTATAAATTTTATCGCGGTGAGTTAACCCGGGTAGAGCTAGAGGATCTTGGATGGGATCAATTTCAAGGTAATAAGCCTCTAAAGAATGAGATGGACGAGTTCTTGCAATGCGATCAACAGTTACTTGAATTGCAAGATAAACATGAGTATTATAAGACTGTCATCTATACGTTAGAACAAATCATTCGCTCAATCAACTCTAGAACTTGGGATGTAAAGACAACCTTAGAGTGGACTAAGTTTACGAACGGCATGATGTAATGGCGGATATTTCGATAAAGAAAAAAAACGAAGTATATCTAACTGTCCAATCCGATCCTTCTATTGCGCAGGAACTAGTAGATCACTTCTCCTTTGATGCCCCTGGCGCAAAGTTTCACCCCCTCTACAGAAACAAACTCTGGGATGGGAAGATTAGACTCTTTTCAATGTTTACAAAAGAGTTATATTGTGGTCTATTAACATACCTCGAACACTTTGCCGAAGTAAATAACTACACCATTGATTACGAGCAGTATGTTACCCAGGCAGATGCCATCACGCCTGATATAGTAAAAGAGTTTGTCAAAACGCTTGACATCTCGCTCCCAAATGGAGCAGAGATACGGGACTATCAACTTGATGCTATTCACCATGCTATAAAAGATGCAAGAGCCCTTCTCCTATCTCCCACAGGCTCTGGTAAGTCACTTATCATATACTGTCTGATTAGGTGGAATGAAAAGTTTAAACGCCGACAACTTATTTTAGTTCCTACCACATCATTGGTAGAGCAGATGTATACAGACTTCCAGTCTTATTCGATGAATAATGGTTGGAAGTCATCTGAGAACTGCGGCAGAATATATTCTGGGCATGATAAGCATACCGATATGCCTGTTATCATATCTACATGGCAATCTATCTATTTGATGCCTAAGCAATTTTTCGCTGACTTTCAGGTCATATATGGTGATGAAGCTCACCTGTTCAAGGCAAAATCCTTAACCAGTATTATGCACAAATGTGTTAATACACCTTATCGAATAGGTACAACAGGTACCCTTGATGGAACAAAAACCTACAAGCTAGTATTAGAAGGTATCTTTGGTCCATTATATAAAGTTACTACTACTAAACAGTTGATGGATAATGATCAATTGGCTGAGTTAAGAATATTTGGTATAGTTCTTCAGTACCCTGATGATGTAATGAAGGGTAACAAGGATAACAAGTATCCTGATGAAATGGACTTCCTTGTACAGTATGAACCAAGAAACAAATTTATACGAAATCTTGCACTAAAACAAGAGGGAAATACCCTGGTTTTGTTTCAATTTGTAGAGAAACACGGTAAGATCCTCTATGATATGATCAATAATAAGGACTCAGAAAGAAAAGTATTTTTTGTACATGGAGGTACTGATACTGAGCAAAGAGAGAACATTAGACGTATCACAGAGGGAGAGTCAGATGCTATTATTGTTGCAAGCTATGGTACTTTTTCAACAGGCATAAATATCAAGAACCTACATAATATTATATTCGCATCACCTACAAAGTCTCGAATTCGTAACCTGCAATCAATTGGTAGGGGGTTAAGGAGAGGGGAAGAGAAGGTATTTTGTAACTTATATGATATTGGGGATGATCTGACATGGAAGACCAGGAAGAACTTTACCCTACATCACATGATTGAGCGTATAAAGATTTATAACGATGAACTTTTTGATTACAAATTAATTAAGGTCGATCTTAATGTACAGTAAGCTATTAAAGTTAACCAATGGAGATAATTTAATTGTCTCTACCGAAGACAACTGTTTGGATCTGCACGAGAAGAAGTACATTACTATTACAGATCCTGTAGAGATTACTAGTATGCGATTCCCTCATGGCAATATGGTTGTTGAGACTTTTGTTATGTCTAAGTGGATAAAGATGGCAACGGATAGTGCAATGCAAATCCCCGTAGCAAGTATCTTGATTGCAGTAGACGTAATTGAAAAAGCCGATACGCAGTACAAAGAGTTTTTGTTAGAGTATGTTAAAAGAGATAATGAATTAGAGAATGCAGATATAGAAGTACCCGATACGGGGGTTGAATTAGAGAAGTTTTATAAAATGTTAGCGAATTCCGAGGAGGAAGAAGATGATAGTCGGCCAAGTAGTGGAACGCAAACCGTCCACTGAAAAAAAAGCACCAGCACATTACGTTGATAATAAAAAATTCTATGAAGCTTTAGTCGAGCATCGTCGAGGTATAGATGAGGCAAAAGTAAAAGGTGTTGAGCCTCCTCGTGTGAGTGAGTATATTGGAGAGTGCTTTCTTAAGATTGCCACCCACCTATCGTACAAAGCCAACTTCATTAACTATACCTATAAGGATGATATGATATCCGATGGTATTGAGAACTGTCTTACTGCTGTTGCAAAATTTGATCCAGCTCGCGGTACAAATCCTTTCGCATACTACACCCAGATTACATTCTTTGCCTTTGTACGCAGAATACAAAAAGAAAAGAAACAGCAAGCAACCAAATACAAGTTACTTGAAAATGTAGATATTGATATGATACTGTCCCAATCAGAGGGGAACGAAGAGTTTGCAAACAGCCTGGTTGAGATGATACGTAAACAAGTAGACATGATTGATATCGATCGCCGTACAGTACCTAAGGCTAAAAAGAAAAAGGTAAAAGAAGACGAAGGTACTCTTGACATAGAGTAGAAAGTAGTATATAATAGGGCATGCCTACAAAAGTATACTATTATATTAAAGATAAAGAAGGATACGCCTCTGAGGATAAGACCTATCATAGCATCCCAGAAGATGAGGACGGCCTTTTCTTGTGGCAGCACATTAATAAGGCTCGCAAGCAGGCTGGGGTCCCCCGTGAACGTTTCTTTATAATTAATACCTCTTGTTCTCCCCGTAAGAAGTCAACTTGGATTAATCCCGACTGGCCTCCTGCACCCTTTCCTAAACTGAAAAAAACTAGACTGGCCTTCGGTAGATATGTTATCGAGAAACCACCAGAACCAGTTGATCCAGACTTTGACTAGCCTATATAATGTACAGTGCCATCCCACTTAAACTATGTAGCTGTCCTTCCAGCTATCCAATAACTAGGAGTATAAATGTTCAAATTTGATCTACATCCAGATCCCGCTTGGCATGCTCGTATCAGCTTTGTAAAAAGCGGACTTCGGGTAATTGCCGGTCTCTTCCTTATTTCCAGTAGCTTACTTGGCGCTGGTATCTTTTTAATCCTTGCTGAAATCCTTGGCGTTGCAGAGGAGCTTGTCTAATGGCTAAACTTAAAGTAGCAGAGTTGTTTTATTCTATTCAAGGAGAGGGTAGATTTATGGGAGTACCGTCTGTATTCCTACGAGTCTTCGGGTGTAACTTTACGTGCGGTGGGTTTGGTATGCCCAAGGGCGAGGAAAGTAAGGAGCGGGATTATGCAGCAGCTGAAGTTAAAAAGTATCTATCTTATAAAGATCTTCCTCTTGTCAGTACAGGCTGTGATAGCTATGCTTCTTGGGATCCTCGGTTTAAGCATCTTAGCCCTGTACTCGATACTAATAGTATTACCTATTCAATTATGGATATACTACCGCACAAGAGGTGGGAAGACGAACATCTTGTAATTACAGGTGGTGAGCCTTTGCTAGGATGGCAGCGCGCTTACCCCGATCTATTGGATCATGATAGTAATAAGAGATTAAAAGAGTTAACGTTTGAGACAAATGGTACACAGGATCTAACCAGTGAGTTCCGTAAGTACTTAAATGATAACTGGACAAAGACCCGTAAGGATCAACTCACCTTCTCCGTATCACCTAAGCTATCAGTGTCTGGTGAAAAGAAAGAAGAGGCAATTCTTCCTGATATTGTTACTATGTATGAATGGTTTGGATATACGTATCTTAAGTTCGTAGTAGCTACTCAGGAGGATGCGGATGAGGCAGAGGAAGCTGTAAATGCATATCGTAAGAGTGGATTTAATGGGCCAGTATATCTGATGCCGCTTGGTGGGGTAGAGTCTGTCTACTCTCTTAATAATCGACGGGTTGCGGAGCTAGCAATGAATAAGGGTTGGAGATATTCTGATCGTCTACAGGTACCGCTTTTTAAAAACGAATGGGGAACATAAAAAATGAGTTTAACTAAAACTAAAACTGATGCCGAACTTGGCTATAAGGTTGAGGAATATCTAAAATCTAAAGGTGTTCATACACCTATCGTTATTGATAAGCTTCTTGTAAAAGAAGATGCTAAGATCAAACGTATTGAGAAGCACTTTGGCGCTATCATGGACATCCTCGGGCTTGACCGAGAGGATGATTCATTAATGGATACTCCAAAGAGGGTAGCTAAAATGTATGTAAATGAAATCTTCTGGGGCTTGAAACCAGAGAACTTTCCAAAGTGTACTGTCATCGATAATAAGATGGGGTACGATGAGATGGTAATCGAGAAGGACATTACATTGATGTCTAACTGTGAGCACCACTTTGTTACTATCGACGCTAAAGCCCACATTGCTTATATTCCTAAGGATAAGGTATTAGGTCTATCGAAAATGAATCGTATTGTAGAGTACTTTGCCCGTCGCCCTCAGGTACAGGAACGTATTGCCGAGCAAATCTACCATGCGCTCAGTTTTATTCTCGATACCGAAGATGTGGCAGTTGTAATCGAGGGAGTTCATTACTGCGTAAAATCGAGAGGGGTTGAAGATCATAACTCCTATACCATGACTGCAAAGCTCGGTGGATGTTTTAAAAGTGAGCCCGATTGCCGTGCAGAGTTTATGTCTCTAATTAAGAATTAAATTATGACCTGGTATGCAAACTCTGAAGGCCGGTATGGGGCTAGTGGAGCCAAGGGTGACCTTGGTGAAGCAATCGTACAAGATTATTGCAAGACTAATAACATATTATTTGAAGATAAGAATGATATTAACAGTCAAGTAAATCTTAAAATAGATTGTATCATTGATGGCATTCCTGTAGATGTTAAGTCAAACTACTCCAGGGGTACCCTCTGTATAGAGCTGTATACCAAAAGAAGAGGGGCGGGGTGGTTCTATACTACTTCTGCTGAACAAATTTACGGGGTAGATGTGGATACTAAAGCGATTTACCGCTATAATATAGAGGAAATGCTAGCTTACATAATTGCGAATAAAACCCGCGCAAAGAGAACCGAGAAGGGTGATGTTCTTATGTGGGTACCTGTTACAACCGATATTATTGAGAAACTCCAATGAAAATTAGCCATGAATCCCCGCTTTCTCTTCTTCGTACTTCTCGTACTTACAACGACTATGATTACGCTCTTGTCCACTTGTTCGACACTGAACCCGCGTACTACAAATTCTTTAAAGAGTCTTTAGCAATAGGTAGAAAGGTTTTGCTTGACAATTCTATCTTTGAACTAGGTACAGCATTTGATCCAGAAAAATATGCGCATTATATTAGAACTCTTAAACCGACAGAGTATATTATTCCTGACGTGCTTGAGAATACTATTGGTACAATGGATAGTGCTCTTGACTTTGTAGAAAAGTATCCCGATCTACCAGGAAAGAGGATAGGAGTTGTTCAGGGTAAATCATACTCAGATCTTGTTGAGTGTTATGAATATATGGATAATATTATCGATGTAGATAAGATCGCTATATCATTTGACTACTCTTATTATCTCCAGCGTTGCCCTCATCCTAATAAATGGATGGGCTACACATTGGGGCGAGCACAAACTTTAACTAGGTTATTAAAAGATGGTGTTATTAATAAAGACAAGCCGCATCACCTCCTGGGTTGCGCGCTCCCGATTGAGTTTATGTTCTACCGCGAGGGGTTTGACTGGATTGATTCGATCGATACTTCCAGCCCTGTGGTTCACGGGCTTCTCAATATTGCTTATCAGCCTGGCGGTCTGGTTAATAAACAATCAATCAAACTCGTCGATCTTCTTAACTCCGTACCCGATGCTAACCAGATGAGAATGATTAAGCACAATGTAATGATGTTCAGTACATTTGTAAGGGGAGAGCCTAAGTCACAAAAAAGCCATACAGATAGTAGATACGATGTAGGTCCATGGACTACTGATCAAGAAAAATATCAGCCCGCAGAAGCATGATATGTGGGTTGTATTTTTTAGTCAGACAGGGTCAGAGATAGTAGAGTTGTGTGAAGCACTAGGTCGTAAGCCTGATCTCATTGTTACAAATAATTTTGAGAGTAAAATTAAGTTCAACCCTGGTGTTCGTAATTTAAGAGTACCCATCATGTCTGCCAGTCACGATGGGTTAATGAATTATTTTAAAAATCAATCTATATATAATCCTGCTAAGACTATTATCACCCTACACGGTTACCTACGGATTATATCACCTGACATATGTGACAAGTATGAAATATACAACGGGCACCCTGCTGCCATTAATCTATACCCTGAATTAAGAGGAAAGGACCCTCAAGAAAAGGTGTGGCAAAATATGAGAAATTATCCTATAATAGGCAGTGTTGTGCATAGATGTACAGCTGTACTTGATGCAGGTGAGATCGCTGGGGTAGTTAATGTATTTAATGAATGTACGTCAGTGTATGCACTATATCAAAAATTAAAAGATACATCGCTTGAATCATGGGTAACGTTTATGAGAGGTAAGTCGGTATGAAAATTGGATTGTCAGGTGCTCAATCTGTAGGCAAGACAACGTTGTTGAATGCTTTAAGATCTGAGAGAGGTCTGTTGGGATTTACCGTATGTGATGAGGTAACTAGAAGGGTTAAGGGATACGGTCTTCCTATTAATGAGGAGGGTACCGATATTACGCAGATGCTAATTATGCAGGAGCATATTATAAATGTATTCATGCATGATAATATTATTACCGATAGGACTGCGTTGGATGGATTAGTATATACATCGTACTTGCATCGTAAGAATAAGGTTTCGCTTGAAACGTTAATCAAGTCGCGTGCTATCTTTAATAAAGTATGGCCAATGTATAACCATGTATTTTATATTGAACCGGAGTTTGATTTAGTTGACGACGGGATACGAAGTGTTAATAAGCAGTTTAGAGATGAAATTGCAGATCTATTTGAAATGGTTATTGAGAAAGAGAAGCTATCTGTAACGCGTATTAAGGGTTCGGTAAGAGATAGGGTAACAACGATTATTGAAATATTGGAAGGTAGATAATGAGTAATCAAGATGAACTGAATAAAATTGTAGGCGTTCACTTAGGCAAAGCTGGTGATGGATCAGCAGTTAAACCGTATATTACCCCTGATGCAGTAGATAAGACATTACTGGTAGCTGTTCCGCGCTACCTAAATCGTACCGCTTATGATATTCAAGAGGGCGCTCTTCCCTTCCTAGGTATGGATGCCTGGAACGCATACGAGTTTTCTACTCTTACGAAGAGTGGTTTCCCTGTATCTGGTTGGCTTAAGTTTACCTATAATGCAAGTAGCCCTAATATCGTTGAATCAAAATCTGTAAAGCTCTATCTTAACTCATATAATATGGCAAGGATCATTAGATCACATAATGAGTTGTGGATGATTGAGGATCAAATTAAAGCACATCTAAGCGAGACTGTAGGTGATGATGTTCAGGTCTTTTTGCGTATCGGTGATATTGATACTGTTAGACCTATGAATGGTGACTTCGTATCATTAGAGTCATATTGTAATGTTTCAAAGATGAATTTTGATCGTTATAATGAGAGCGCAGATATTTTAGAAGTTGTACCAAGTATTGGCCGCTATGAGAGATGGAGATCATACTCCCTGCGATCAAATTGCCGGGTGACTAATCAGCCTGACTGGGCGATGTGTATGTTCATATTAAAGGTGAAACATCTGTTACCCCAGAGTCCTTACTCCAATATATTGTATCAATGAGAAAAGAGAATCACTTCCATGAAGAAATTGCTGAATGCATTTATAAAAGATTGTTTGACCTTCTTAACCCTGAGGAGTTATTGGTTACCTGCTTATATACTCGTAGAGGGGGTATTGATATTAATCCTACTCGTGTTTCCAGTAGCCTTCTTTACAGCCTAGCTCCTGTTATTGATACATTTAATTTCTGTACTAAGACTGCAAGACAATGAAAATAACTGGACCTGATCCTAACGTCAACGAAATTTGTAATGAATTTGAGTCAAGAGCTTGTCATGGGTTTGATAAGTATGGTGTAACGACTGAGCGCACCGATTTAGATTTAATGCAATGGATTCAGCATCTCAAAGAAGAGTTAATGGATGCTGTTGTATACATCCATCGTATTCAAAAAGAATTGAAAGAGAAACAAGATGACTTCAAATGAAGCGCTGGCATTACTGCCCGATGTACCAGGTTGTGTAGTTATTTTATCTGGTGGTATGGATAGTACCATTGCAATGAGATTGGCTGTACAGAAGTATGGTAAAGAAAACGTTTCAGCTCTAACTTTCTATTACGGTCAGAAGCAAAAGCGTGAAATTGACATGGCTAGAATGTCTACCCAGATACTTGGTGTTAAGCATAGAGTTGTTGATGCATCGTTCCTTGGTGACATCAGTAAAGGCTTTTCAGCTAACGTCGATACCGACATGGCTATGCCTACGATTAAAGACGTGCTTGGTGATCCTCGGCCTAAGACATATGTACCTAATCGCAATATGATCTTGATGTCGATTGCAGCAGCGTTTGCAGAGACACAAAACGTTGATACTGTTGTATGTGGACTACAGGTACACGATGAGTACGGCTACCATGATACTACACAGCGTTGGGTTGATAAGGTAAATGACTTGCTATCTGAAAATCGTATTATTAAGATTAAGCTTACTGCCCCCTTCAGTCAACTATCTAAGTACGATGAGCTACAGATCTTGCAAGAACTTGATGGTAACTTAGTGCTTACCTCATTTACTATGACCTGTTACAATCCCGACGCACAACATCGATCTTGCGGTGAATGTCCTAGCTGTTCCGAACGTATTGCTAATTTTGCTAAGATAGGTTATAATGATCCAGTTGAGTATTCTAAAGTAATCCCCTGGCAGGACTTAATCGAAAGAATGAAGGTGTAACATGTGCGCTATTACTGCATCCTTTAATAAGGATAAGCTGTTAGAATTATATCGTCTGAATGCATACCGGGGAGAGTTAAGTTACTCTCTTTCCGCTTTTGAGCATACCCCTGCAGGGGTAAAGCTTAATATTCTAATGCAAGATGAGGGTAAGCTTCCAGAGGTGCTGCTAACGGAAATGAATCATCTTGGTAATGCATTCTATATCGCTCACTCCCAAGCCCCTACAACCGAGTCAAAGAATATTCACCCATCAGTATTTGGTGATTGCTTCTTGTGGCATAACGGTATTATTAAACAGAAGAACATTACAGCGGGCACATGGGATACACAATGGCTACAGGAGCAAATTATAAACTATGGATGGAGTTCATTGTCCAGAGTAGATGGTACTTTTGCATGTATCATGTATAATAGTGGTGAGCTATTTGTTTTTAGAAATGAAATATCACCTATGTTTTATGATGAGAATTTCAACTTCTCATCTACTAAATTTGACGGGGCAGAGTCTCTTGCCCCTAATAAGGTTTTTAAATTAAATTTAGCCTTTAAGCAATTAACCCCTATTGCCTATTTTCAGACAATGGAGAATCCATATTATATACCGGAGAATGCATGACAGTTACATATAAATTATATTCAGAACCCTTTAGTATGAAGCACGTAATGGGTGAAAGTAGTAGGACTAAGCTAACCAATGTTGTTGATGGAGATATTCAACCTAATGCTGTAGATCTACGTTTAGGTAAGGTATTTCAAATTAACAATGAAGTGTTTGAGGTAAGTAATGATCACAAAAAGCATAGAGGCTCTACGGAACTCAATCCAGACGGAGAAGGTTATTTTACGTTATACCCGGGGAGTTATGAGATCGTTATGGAAAACGTCATCCATGTGGGCGAGGGGGAGGCTGGTTGGGTCATTACTCGTAGCACTCTTAACCGCAATGGTTGTTTTATTACTTCAGGTCTTTATGATTCTGGCTATCACGGTGTCATGGCCGGGGTACTTCATGTTACGACTGGTATCGCGCGCATTAAGCAAGGTACGAGGGTAGGGCAGTACTTATCGTTTGATGCAGAAGCACTTAAAATGTACGATGGTGGTTATGGCCTTGGTAAAGAGCACGATAAAACGTATACATAATACAATGCGGTCTTCGGCGTCATCCCGCTCTCTAAACTCTGCTGTATATGCT